TCCAAAAGGTGTTTGGGGGAATTGGCAACACGCAACTCGTCTGTATATAGACGATACAATGAGGTTGGCTCCGAGAACCAAGTTCTTATTTTATGTTCGATTTGAATTAGATAAGACTGCAATTAAAGCACCTCAATTTACAAATAGACATGCCGACGAAATTGGATTCTTAGTAAAATCTACCGACTTGCCTAAGTACACAATCGAATCTGTTACTAAAAATCAATATAATCGTAAAAAAATAATTTACAAAAACTATACTTACGATCCTGTTAATCTAACATTCTACGATGACAGCGCAGGAATTATCAATGCACTATGGGCATTGTATATGGGATATTATATTGCTGATCGAAATCTTCCTGATCAGGCATTTTCTAAAACAAACTATAGACAGACTGAGACAGGATTAGACAACTTCCAATACGGATTTGACAATAACAGAGGCCCAGATTTTATTAAAAGTATTTCTGTGTATACTATGAGTCGTAGAAGATTTAACGGATACACATATATTAATCCAAAAATAACATCCTGGAGTCACGGTAATGTTGATTACTCGGCAAGCAGTGAGGCATTAGAAAACACAATGAGTTTTCAATATGAATCTGTTAGATATAGTTCAGGACAAGTAGCCATTGGAAGTCCTAAGGGATTCGCTACATTACACTACGATACCACACCAAGTCCATTAAGTGTTGCCGGTGGAGGTGTTGCAACATTAACAGGACCTGGAGGTGTTCTAGACGGTCTTGAATCAGTGTTTGGTGCTGTAGGTGATGGTACTGCATTTGGTAGTATCGGCGGCTTCTTAGGAACTGCCATTGCTGCTGCAAATACCGTTAAAAATATCAAAGGTTTAAGTAAAGACGGACTTAAACAAGAAGCAATTAATATTTTAAGTAGTCCTGCAACAATTCGTGGAGCAATCAATACCGTTGGCGGTATTGTTGGAGCAACATTTCCAAAGAATTCAAACAATACAGATACCACAATAGCAAGCCCTAAAATAATGGCCGGCGGGGATAACATAGTATAATGTCAACTAATCTACCAGCACCTATAATCGAAGATAGCGCAGAAGCTACTAAATTATTTTTTGATCAGTATGGAATCAGTCCTTTAGAATTTTCTGCAAACGAAGTATCAGCAGCAATTGGTTTTTTTGAGTCAAAAGGATTTTCTGGCCAAGCGGGCACCGCCACAGCATACACATTATTAAACCAAGCTAAAATAGATGGAGTTTCTGTTTTTAAATTATTAGATACATTAAAAACTTTTGATGGTGTTGAGCTAAGTGCTGTCGTAAGCGAAATATTGAATAATAATAGACGATCAACATCTACACTAGGCTATAGATCATTATCTATTAGTAAAGCCGAAATTCTTAGAAATATATCACCGTAATGCCTAAATTTGCATCAGGAAGGTTTGAGATGAAAAATCCCGACAAATACGTTGGGAAAAAAACACCGTTAGCTCGTAGTAGCTGGGAATTTATTTTTATGAGAATGCTTGATGAACATCAGGGCGTTCAAAATTGGGCTAGCGAAAGTATACAAATACCTTATCGAGATCCTTTAACAGGAAAATATACCGTGTATGTCCCAGATTTTTTTATTGTCTATGTTGATAAGAACGGAAATAAACATGCAGAAGTTGTAGAAGTAAAACCGGAAAGTCAAACTAAATTAGAAAGTGTTGGAAAAAGTCTTTATAACCAGGAACAATATGTAAAAAATATGGCCAAATGGGAAGCTGCTAGTAAGTGGTGTAAACAGCAAGGTGTAAGATTTCGTATTGTAAACGAAGGCGATATTTTTCATCAAGGTAAAAAACGTAGATAAGTAATATATGACCAAAAAACTTGAAGAACTTTTTAATTTAGACTCTGCCGAACCAGAGAAAAAAACAGAAGAATCTGCTCCTGTTGTTTCGCACGAACAAGTTAATTCTCTTGAAGATAGCTATAAAGCAGTAGCAGAAATAACCAAAGGGTTACCTGTTATCAAAGAGTTAGAAGAATTAGACGATAAAGAACTTGACAATCTAGCAAAGAAAGCAGAAGATGCCTACGACGATTTAATGGATTTGGGCATGAATGTAGAAGTACGATACAGCGGCCGTATTTTTGAAGTAGCAGCAAGCATGATGGGCAATGCTATTAACGCTAAAACTGCTAAAATTGATAAAAAATTAAAAGCAATTGATCTTCAACTTAAGAAGTATAAGATTGATAAAGATAATAACGAAGATCCAAACGATGTGTTACAAGGCCAGGGCTACATCATTACAGACCGCAACGATCTTCTTAAGAAATTGGGTCAAAAGGAATAAATATAGTTATGAAGACTTTTAGAGAATACCTTGCTGAAAGCAAAAAATCGTACCCTTTTAAAGTAAGGGTAGCTGGCGAACTGCCTGAAAATTTTGAGAAAAATTTCAAAGAATGCTTGGGAGCAACAAATCCTACTATTGTAGAAAAATCAAAAACTCCTATACAAGCATCACCCATTGATTTTCCAGAATTAAGTAATGTGGAAGTTCATACATTTGAAGTTGTTTGTGAATATCCTATTACTGCACCAGAAATTGCAGAACATGTCAAGTACTTTGTACCGGAGAGCCATTTCCGTATTAGAAACGGCGGTGATTCTCACGAAGCAGACATAGTATTTGTTGACTCTGAGCCAAGTGGTAAAGCTGTTTTAGAAGAACCAGTATTGTCAAACGACAAGATTAAGGTTAAAGATTATTTCGGTGATGATTTTAATAAAGGATTTTTAAAAGATCTAGAAAAAACATCAAAGACTAGAAAGAAAGAAAACGGCACACAGGTCGAATACAAATTACCTAAATTTAAACAAGACAAGGCGGGTGCAAGCTCACCTATGAGTAAAGTTGATAACCCTAACCCAGTCAAAGGATAAAAAATGAATTTTCATGAATTGCTAACAAAAATGCAAGAATTAGACAGGCCAGTTGAAGAGTGCGGTGAGCCAATGAACATGCCTGCTCCAGCAATGCAAACTCCTCCAACGACACCTCCAAGCATGAGTGTTAACCTAAATGCTCAAGGCATGGATAATATTGAGGACTTATTAAAGTTAATTACTAAAGTCAATCCTGATACAATTAAATCAGATCCAACTTTACCATCTTTAACACCTCCAGGTCCTTCTATCGCTAGCATTAAACCAGAATTACCCCCACTAAAAATGTTACCTGACTTTGATAAACCAGGTGATGACAAAATGAATCCTCCGGGATTACCTGGCCTTGGCGGCGGTGGTGACGAACCAAAAGTTATCGATATCGATATTGACGGTGATAAAGAAAAAGAAGGTCCCGGCCCAGACGGTAGTCCTGAACATGAAGGTCCAGAAGGCGAAAAACCTGAACCAGAAGAAATGGACGACAAAGAAGAAAAAGACGACGACGAAGATAAAGAAGATGAGGCATTTGGTAATTCAGTTGGAAGTTCAGAGCCAGAAACTAAAGATGCATCATTTTCAACACACGACGGCAACGATTTAAACAAATCAAAAGGAACATATCCTAAAGTTGCTGGTGGCGATAACCCAATGCAAAAACAAAAATTTGAGGGCGATTTAAGATCTCAAATTCGTGCAGAACTAATGCAACGATTAGCAGAAGCTAAAGGAGCGAAATAATGGCAAGCGTAACAAGAACTAATGGCTTACAGGCAACCGTAGGTACATTGTATTCTCCTAATTGCAACTTGTTTAAGATTCAAGTTCAAAATAACAGCAACTCTAACATTGATCTTCGCGCAGAAGATGACGCAGTTGACGAAGTAGTAGAAGTTATTGTTAAAGAATTAAATCCTATGGCTTACTTTACCGTAGATGCTGCTACAGGGTTAATTTATGTTGTAATGGATAAAAACATCAACGATGCTAGCGAACTACAAACTAGAATTCGTAATTTGGGTTCTTCAGTAGGTGCAAACGGCGTCGATGTTCGTGGAACTGACGTTACATTAGGTACAAGTTTTACCGTTGCTTAATCTACAAATATAGTCAAATAGGGCCGCAAGGCCCTATTTTTTTCAGTAAATAATAGTATGGCAAAATCATTAGATGGCGTATTAATTAAGAAGGCGCATAAACAGCAACGATACACACTTGAAGAAGTTAAACATCTCGAAGCGTGTATGGATCCTGTTACAGGTCCTCTTTATTTCGCTAAAAATTTTATTAAAATTCAACATCCTGTTCGAGGTAGTATTCCCTTTGAACCGTACGAATACCAAGAACGGTTAATTGAAGCCTATCACGGCAACAAACAATGTATTGCTATGTTGCCTCGTCAGATGGGTAAGACCACATGTGCCGTTGCTTACTTACTCTGGTACACAATGTTTGTACCTGATTGTCAAGTTCTTATTGCCGCACACAAATACGAAGGTGCAAAAGATATTATGGATCGTTACCGTTATGGTTACGAAAACCTTCCAGATTTTATACGTGCAGGTGTTTATTCATACAATAGAAATACAATCGAATACGATAACGGTGCTCGTATACAAGCAACCACAACTACAGAAAATACTGGTCGTGGTAAATCTCTATCATTGATTTATTGTGATGAGTTTGCGTTTGTGCAACCTCCCGAGAAAGCTAAAGAATTCTGGACTGCCCTATCGCCTACACTAGCAACAGGCGGTAAGTGTATCATTACATCAACACCTAACTCAGACGAAGATCAGTTTGCGTTAATTTGGACCGAAGCAAACAAAAGATTTGACGAATTTGGCAATGAACAAAAATTAGGAGTTAACGGATTTCATAGTTATTTTGCCCACTGGAGCGAACATCCAGACCGAGATGACGAATGGGCAAGATTAGAACGTGCAAAAATTGGAGAAGAACGTTTCCGTCGTGAATTTGAATGTGAATTCTTGATCTTTGACGAAACGTTAATTAACTCAGTTAAACTTGCTGAATTAAAAGGTACTGAGCCTATGTTATCTATGGGACAAACACGATGGTACAAAGAGATTAATCCGCAAGCAACATATCTTGTAGCATTAGATCCTAGTTTAGGAACAGGCGGTGACAATGGTGCTATTCAAGTATTTGAAATGCCCCATATGGATCAAGTAGCAGAATGGTATCATAATTTAACTCCAGTACAAAGTCAAGTAAAAATATTAAGAGAAATTTGTTCTTATATCCAGGATCAGGGAGAATTAAAAGGCGGTCATCCTCAAATTTATTATAGTGTTGAAAATAACACTTTAGGTGAAGCTGCTTTAATTTGTATTCAAAATATTGGCGAGGAAAATTTCCCCGGATTATTCTTGAGTGAGCCTATACGTAAAGGACATGTGCGTAAATTCCGCAAAGGGTTTAATACTACACATAAGACAAAAATTTCTGCATGTAGCCAACTTAAACACATGATTGAAACTCATAAAATGAAGTTATGTTCAAAACCTTTAATTTCAGAGTTAAAAACATTCGTTGCTACTGGAATTGGATTTAAAGCTAAATCTGGGGAACACGACGACTTAGTGGCTGCATTATTGTTAATAATTCGCATGTCTAGCATACTAGCGGACTGGGACCCTAAAGTATACGAAAAAATGACTGATAAATTATCAGAAGACCAAATGCCTATGCCGATCTTTGTATCGGGCTTTATGTGATAAATACAGAATGGACGCTACAAACAATATTGCTACAGATTTATTTTATAAAATTAGAAGCCGCTTTAAAGGGTTAAAGCTAGGTTCAGAAACCAGCGAAATTACAATAAACCCAGAAGAAGCAAGATTTTTTGATTTTGATTACATGGAAGGTGAAACACCTGTAGGCCATGTTAGCATCAGCCTAGCTGAACCAAACTCTATGAAGGTATATTTCAGTACAGGAATTACTGAATCAATGAACGATCTTCAAAAGAAGAATTGGTTTGGATTTTTAAGAGAATTAAGATTATTTGCTAAACGTAGGTTAATGGCGTTTGATACTCGTGACATTACTAAAGACAATTTAGATAAACGAGATTATGCATTTTTAAGCCGCCATAATTCACCAGAACCTGCGGTTACAACACAACCAACACCAGTCGGAGAAAGCACAATGAATGTTACTGAAAGCACAATGTACGGATCTAAGACCGTAAGCTATCAAAAACTAATGGATACACGTTTGATTATTAAACATAGTAAGCATTAACAGACGATCAAGCACCAGGTGCTAGAACACGTAATATTTCAGCATTATTTGTTGAAAACCAAGACGGTGAAAGATTTAAATATCCTTTCATTCATTTAGCAGGAGCTCGTGCTATGCAACGTCACGTGGCTAATGGCGGTGTACCATACGACGATATTGGTAAATCAATTGTACAAATGAGCGAAGAAATTGCTCAACTAAAAAGTTTTAGCAACTATGTTGTTCGTAATGATTTAATGAATTCAGATACAAACAATATTGTTGAAAGAAGCGGAGAGGCTCTAAATAGACTACGTGAACAAATTAAGGCACTATCTAAACAAAGTCATTACGAAGCATATAGAGAAAATTTCCAGGCATACGATAGTGAAGAAATACCACAAGACGTTGTAGAAGATTTTAAAGAAAAATTTACCGTTAGAAATTTTAAAGAAGACATTGCTAATGTATTTCCGGTCTTATATAGACTAATGAAAGAAGGAAACACGATAGGCTACGACGACATAGTCGCAATGACCAACAATGCCGCTGTCGAAGAAGAAACATTTGAAATGGAAAATTATGATCCATTTGAAAAATTTGAAAACTGGGTTTATCAATTAGGTGAAGCAAGCCCTATTCAAGATCCCGATCAAAAAGACGCAGCGATTAAAGAATTACAAGAATTAGTTGGACAACATTTTCCAGCAGGTGTAGATGGTAGCAATGCCATTGAAAGTTTAAAAGGCATCATTGAAGATCCTAAACTTGACCAAGCCATTAAAGATAAGGCAAAAGAAGATCCAGAGGCATGTTGCAGAGGGTTGGTTAAAGATTGGTTAGAACAAAACGCACCAGATGTAGTCGGCCAATTAGATTTTGGTGACTACTCAGAAGAAGAACCCGAAGCAGGAGGCGAAGAAGCACCCGAAGACGAACCTCAAATGGCCAGTGACGACAATGAGCAAGGAAAAGAGCGTACAGCAATTAATGTTCAAGAACTTGCAGAGTTTATCACAAGTTTCTATGATAAGGAATCTAATACATTCCCTAAAGGCCCAGAGGGTGTTTGCACAATGGTAGGCAAGAAGTTTGGTGAGCAGGCAGAACAAGTTGCTCGTAAATTTGTAGAAAGAATGGCACCACAACAATCAACAGAACAAAATCCTGAATTAGCAGAATTGGCAAGAGTTAGAGAATTAGCAGGCCTATAATAAAAAGAAAATACAATAGTTAGGGCACTTAGGTGCCCTTTCTTTTGGGCAAAATAATTTAAACTTTTTAGTCAACGTTCGGTCCTATTAATGCGTTATAATATTACACAGGCACTGATTGTCTGTGCTTTTAAAAAGGAAATTACTATGAAACTAGTAGCAACTTTAGTAGCATCATTATTTGCAGTATCCGCTTTCGCTGCAGATGCACCTAAGAAAGAAGAAAAGAAAGCAGAAGCCAAACCAGCTGCATCTGCGCCAGCACCTGCTGCTAAGGAAGCTCCAAAAGCTCCTGCTAAGAAAGAAGAAGCTAAGAAGTAATTTTAGTTGCCCCTTGTCAACGAAAGTTGGCATTGGGGCGTTACTATAATATCAAGGAGGGTTTTATGAAAAAACTCTTAATTGCAGGTTTAATTGGTTTATCTGCTTTTGGTGCGCAAGCAGGTCCACATCATGGCTATCATGGCGGACACCATATGCATCATGGGAGAGGTTGGAATTGGGTAGTTCCAGCTGTAGTTGGAGGTGCTGTGGTATATGCCGCAACTCGTCCTGTAGTTGTTCAACAACCGCCAGCGGTTATTCAACAACCGCCCGTTTATACGCAACAACAAGTATGTGGTCCTTGGACTGAAATACGCAATCCAGACGGTAGCGTGACAATTACAAGGACTTGTCAATAATGTTAATGAGGACTAGAAATGAAAAGGTTAGCAGTGATTCTTACTGCGATGATTACAATTGGGATAAGCCAAGTAAGTATGGCTCAGAAAAACCTCTTTGGGAATCATACCATTACAGAATCGTCAGCGAAGACTGCGACCAAAAAAGGACCAGTCCTTGTAAAATCCCTAAGATTACCCAAGAATAAAATTTTTACAGGTAATCCTCATAAAATTACTTTATTTGCAGACGATAAAGAATATGATATTATAGAAGTTGACGATATTATTACATCTTATCGTCGACGCGATCTTCAAAGAATTCAAACAGACCCAACACCAGATGATCCGGACGGGTTAATTACTGAAGAAATACGGTGGAAACTATTTTTAGCAAGAACAGCGGCTATGATTCGTTATCACCAAATCCACTCATAGAGTGGATTTTTTTTGGTGAAATAAAATCTTAAAAACCCTTTGACTTTGCTAAATAAAAAGCGCATAATAGTTGTTATGCGATAGGCATAAAGTCATTTACATTAAAGGCATAAGGAGGCTATAAAATGGCAACATTAGCAGAAATTCGTGCAAAACTTCAAGAAGCACAAGGCAAGTCCACAGGACAATCAACAGGCGGCGGCGATAACGCAATTTACCCACACTGGAATATGCAGGAAGGTAAAGAAGCCGTAGTACGTTTTCTACCAGACGGTAACCCAAACAACACTTTCTTTTGGGTAGAGCGTGCAATGATCAAACTCCCATTTGCAGGTATTAAAGGTGAAACAGATTCACGTCCAGTTCAAGTACAGGTTCCCTGTGTTGAAATGTACAACGATGGTTCAGTTTGTCCTATTCTATCTGAAGTGCGTGGTTGGTTTAAAGACAAATCACTAGAAGAAATGGGTCGTAAATATTGGAAGAAGCGTTCATACATTTTCCAAGGCTTTGTAGTTGAAGATGCACTCAAAGAAGATAATACACCAGACAATCCGATTCGTAGATTCATTATCGGTCCTCAGATTTTCCAAACTATTAAATCTGCTCTTATGGACCCTGAGTTGGAAGAATTGCCAACTGACTACCTCCGTGGTGTAGATTTCCGTATTGCTAAAACCAGCAAAGGCGGATTTGCTGACTACTCTACTTCAAAGTGGAGCCGTCGTGAACGTTCAATTTCTGATGCAGATAAGGCAGCGATTGAACAATTTGGTTTGTTTAATCTATCAGACTTCCTACCTAAGAAGCCGACAGACGTTGAACTCAAGGTTATGAAAGAAATGTTTGAAGCGTCAGTTGACGGTGAAGCATATGATATGGACCGTTGGGGACAATACTTCAAACCAGCAGGTATGGGTCAAGCAACTGGTGATCCTAACAAAGCAGCCGCTCCGGCAGCTCGCGTTAGCGCACCTGCTCCTCAAACATCTAGTGAAGAAGATCTTCCTTGGGAAGATTCTGCTCCTGCAGAAGCACCTGCTCCAAAGGCAGCACCTGCTCCAGCAGCCGGCGGTGAAAACGCATCACGTGCTCAAGACATCTTGGCAATGATTCGTAATCGTCAAAAGCAATAATCAACACGGCTCGGGCCACTGTGACTTAGTCATACGCCCGGGCTCTCTTCACTATTTAGGAGATAATAATGAAACTAGACAAACTAACAAAAGTAAATGAGTCAATTACTATCAATCGTTACGACAACGGTTGGATGGTTGAAATTGGCGGCAGAAATAAAAAAGAAGATTGGGCAAATACCAAGACCCTTTGCAACACAGAAGAAGAAGTAATCACTCTAATTAAAGAGTGGAATAAACTACCATTGGATCAATAATTATGGCAAAAGCATTTGATATTTCTAAATTTAGAAAGTCAATTACTAAGTCTATTGACGGTCTTAGTATTGGCTTTAACGACCCTACTGATTGGGTCAGCACAGGCAATTTTGCCTTAAACTATTTGATCAGCGGCGATTTCCATAAAGGGGTTCCGTTGGGAAAAGTGACTGTATTTGCCGGTGAATCAGGTGCAGGTAAATCATATATCTGTTCCGGTAACCTTATCAAGGCAGCACAGGCACAGGGAATTTATCCTATCTTGATCGATACAGAAAATGCTCTTGACGAAGATTGGCTCAAGGCATTAGGCGTCGATACTTCAGAAGATAAGTTGCTAAAACTTAATATGGCAATGATCGATGATGTAGCAAAGACCATTACAGAATTTGTTGCTGAATATAAAACAATGCCAGAGGATACTCGTCCTAAAGTATTGTTTATCCTTGACTCTTTAGGTATGTTGCTTACTCCAACAGATGTTAATCAGTTTGAAGCAGGTGATTTGAAAGGCGATATGGGTCGTAAGCCTAAGGCATTGACAGCACTTGTTCGTAACTGTGTTAATATGTTTGGATCACTTAACATTGGCCTGGTTGCAACT